CAAACAGAGTGGGCTTGTTGATCGAGAGGCTGGTCAGCCCATGGCCGCTCGCCAGCGGCGCGCGGTCGGCATCGCCCCACGCGGTACGGTCGCCCATCTGGATTTCCTGCACGGCATCGACCGGCCCCTGGCACAGCATCAGATGCAGGCCCATCCGGTAGCGGTAGCCGACGGTTTGCTTTTTGCTGCTGCCACCCATCAGCCTTGCTCCCGCTGGCTGGATTGATCGCGGGCGTGCTCGACCACACGTTGTGCCATGGCATCGCCGGTGGCCAGCAAGGTGGCAGCATCACAGCCCTCGCGCAGGAAGGCGCGGAAATCCAGGTCGTGACGCGCAAACCATGTGCGCGTGCCGTTCACGCATAGGCCGACGGCGCGCACATCGTCGATGGTGATGACAGTCTCCGTGCTCATTTCTTGCCACCTTTCTTCTTGATCGGATCGGCTTCCAAATCGCCGTACCAGACGACGTTGGCACCGCGCAGCAGCACGGTGCCGAACACGACGGGAATCGGTCGGCCTTCTTCTGCGGTGGGGGCATCGACGTCAGACAGGGATGCCGGTTTGGGCTCGGGCGGTTTCGGGGCGAGCGCGACCGAAACCAGCGCCGCCACCACGATGACGACGAGGTACCACATGGCAATTCCTCAGAAGGGTTTCAGAACACGCCGGTCGAGAACGGGTTCTTGCTTGGGATGGCGGGAAACCCGCCGTAGTTGTGGCTTCGGCCGCCGCTGCGCGGCTTCACGTCGGCTACGCCGACATGAGCCTTCGCCGAAACATGGCGCTTTCCGATCAGAAGATCGGTGTGCCGCTGAAGGGGTTCTTGCTTGGGATGAACGGAAATCCCCCGAAGTTGTCGAGGTTGCCGAAGCGCGAGGCGCACGTGGCCGTGCTGTGATCGCAGCCGACCGTCAGTAGCACCTCGGTGCCGACTTCAATGGCCACCGGATAGAGCAGCTCCACACCACCACCGTAGTCATTGACGATCATGTGGCGCGCACCTTCCGGGATTTGCAGCCAGCCACCGGCCAAGCCACCACTGACGCTGCCGGGCACGCCGCCATCGAGATCGACGTTGCGGCCATGGCTGTTGCTCACCAAGGCGCTGGCAGAAATCGGTGAGGCACCACAGGCCGCCGAATACAGCACGTGGGAACACTTGCGGCTGTAGAGCCTGCGCAGGCCGATGCGCTTCAAACTGACCTGTGCGGATTCGCAGCGGATGCGGGCGGTATCGGCGTCGATTTCCACACCCAGCACCCGGCCCATCCAGCGCGTGCCCGCCAACCACCAGTAATCGTCCCAGGCATCGCGCCGCCCGATGCGCAAGGTGACCGAGGTGGTGTCGCCGGTCAGCGAGTTGGCGAGCAGGTGGCGCACGAGATCACACGTGGGTGGTAGTTTCAGATCCAGCGCCGATTTGGCCGCTTCGGCACCTAGCGCCAGCTCGTTGCGTTCCAAGGCCAGGCTCTTGTAGAGCTTGCCATCCAGATCGACGTCGAATTCGTGCGGCGTCAGATAGAACTGCGCGCTGTTGCTGACGAAGGCGTAGAGCTCGACTTCCATCAGCTGTTGGTTGCTCATACGGCGTACTCTCCATACGTTTCTCGGTCGTTGCCGCGAGGCTCTGGCAACTGGCGCGCGGTCAGGGTGATCTCCGCCAGATTCGGGCTGTGCCAGTACAGGTCGATGGCATCGTGGTCGAGGCGGCAGCGCACGAGGCGAATGACGCGGCTGCCCGCGGGCACTGGCGTCTCGAGGCCTGAGCGCAGCACCAGCACCCCGCCCTGATCCCGATGGCAGGTCGCCGTCAGGGCGTACTGCCGGGTGCCGTCCGGATGCACGATCAAACAGGCCGCAGGGCGATGCCAGAAAGCAGAGATGTCATCGCCCGTCACGCGCAGGAAGCCGTCCTCTGGATCGGCATCAAAGGTCACCCACAGGATCGGGGCCAAGCCATCGGGCAGCCAGAAGGCCTCCAGACGCCCCTGGGTGCGCCACAGCCGCGCCCGCCAGATCTGGATTTCATCGAGTGAGCGGGCCAGGTAGCGGCGCTGCAAAGTTGTCGTCGCCCACGGATCGTCCCGGCGCACCCACGGATCTGCAGGCGAGAAGTCTTGGCGGGTGATCGTGGCTTGCACGGCTGCCGTCGGATCGTCGCGCCAGTTGCCATCGGGCCAGACCGGGATCTCGTCCAGCCACGGGTCATCGAGGACGTCCAGGTCGGGCAATGGCGCAGGCTGGATCTGCGCAGGTACGTTGCCGCCGACCATGCCGGGCACCCATTGCGTGAGATCTGCCGGGTCGATGGCCTTGCCCCACACCAGGGGCATGACGGTGCTGCCCACGGCGGCGGCGCGTGCCAAGGGCTCCGTCAGCCACAGCAGATCGCTTTCCACGTCGCTGAGTTGGGCGATCTGCCAGCCATCGGCGGCGATGATCAGCACCCAGCGGCCATTGCTCTCTGTCTCCTGCCAGCCCTGCACCCCGTCGTAGCTCAGATGCACATTGGCCGAGAGTGGCCCGAACTGTCGCCCATCTGCCTCCGTCACATTGAGTGCCAGTGCGCCACGTTCGCAGGACTCGGTCAGGTGCACCGCGTACTGCGGCAGCGGCCACAGCGCCATTTGACCGAGATGATCGGCCAGCCAGTCGGCGACCAGCGCATCGGTCGGGCGGGCATTGCCCGCCTTGTAGGTGAGCCAGCGCCGGGGTACGCGGCGGCGGGCCTGCCGGGATTCGTTGCCACTGGCCAGCCGCGTGACGCTGGTCTGCCACTCCAGCCGTTCGACCAAGGGTTCGGCCCAATCGTGGCGGAAGGCAAACACGCCGCGTTGTGCGTCGGGCCAAGGCTGGTCTCCGAAAGCATCCATGCCGGTGGCGACGATGGCACTCGACGCCGTATCCCGGCGCAGCACTTCGACCAGAAAGGTCGGTGCATCGATGGGTGGCCAGGGGCCCGCCAAGGATTCCGTCAGCAGGCTCGCCGCCAGATTGGGTGGCAGCGGAGCGACAGCCGTTTCCGGCATGAAGCTGGCTGCACTCGCCCCGAAGGTGGCGCGCGAGAGCACTTCACCCTGGAAGGCGGGCAGTTCGCTTCCCGGATTTGGCTTGCTGGAAACCTCAGCGATGTCCTGAACGACGACGCGGTCGGTCATGCCGACTCCACACCAAATTCAGCGGCATTGAAGGCGGCCTCCGTCCATTGCACGTTGCCGTTCGGATTGCGCTCGAACAGCGTGCTCTGCCAGGCCAGTTGCTCCTGCAGAATGATGTCGGTGCTGACGGCGCTTTGCGCGCCACTGACCACGAGTCCTTTGACCTTGCCCAGACCGGCGTCGGTCTTGCGCGCCAGCATGGTCAGTTGCACGCCGTAGATGGCGGGCGTGGCCATCACTGGCAGCGGCTCGACATCGAAGGACTGGCGCAGCCCGGCACTGGCCGCACTGATCGCGGTGGTCTCATCCTCGTCGCTGACGGCTTGCCATGCGGCAGTGCCGACCGGACTGGCGGTCCACTGGTTCTGACTGCCATCGGCCTGTGCCTGCAAGGCATCGACGCGCACATCACCGAGAAAGGTGTTGTTGATCGTGCCGCTGGTGTCGGCGATGTAGAGATCATCCACGTCTACCGTCACCGGGCAGGGCTGGCCCGGCACGGCCCCCACGAATGCCGTGAGCAGTGGGCCACCGCCCTGGATGGTGTTCTGCGCGGTCATCTGAATGGCCAGGATGCCGTTGATGCGCACCGACAGCACACCGTTGCTGGTGCCTTGTGTGACCTGCAACTCGATGAAGTGCCAGCCGCGCGCGGGGGCGCTGGCGACCGAGGTCGAGATCAATTGGTCGTAGCCATATTGCCAACGGTAGAGCTTGAGCCGCCCGTCCTCGCCGATTTTGACGAGATGCGCGACCTGCGCGTTGGCGTCACGCACGCCCAGCAGCACGGGCTCCGCGCCCGTGTTCTGGTACGGCACCACGCGAACGGCTGCCCCGACGATCAAGCTGGTCTTGGTCGCGTCGAGGTTCTTGACATAGCCACCGCCCGAACCTTCCGGCAAACGCAGGGCGTAGGAGGACGGGCGACGGCCATTGATCCGGGTGGCCTGCGGTGACAGATACGCCGCTTTGCCCCGCGCGAGCCACGGATCGCCAAAGCTGTCCACGGCCTGCGGGTCGTAGTGATCGAAGCCGTCGATGAACAGAAGTGCCATGGGACTTTCCCCTGAAATTCAGCCTTGCAGCGCCGCACGGATGGCCCGTGCATTGCGCCCGATGATGTTGACGATGACTTTTTCGCCGGCTGGCGTCTGCAGATGGTCGTGGGTCACACCCGGATCGACCGCGTTGACGATGCGCACCGCTTGATTGACCTGCGGCTGTGCTGGCGGCATCCGCACTTCGGGCACCAGCCCGCCCGCTGCGAAGGCCAATTCGCCGCCCTTGAAGCGCGGGCCAGCCGACAAACCGTTGATCGAATCGAGGAAGGCCACGCCGACTTGGCGCACGGCGGCCGCCCGCACCACGTACTCCCCTGTGGACAGACGCGCCGGGATCGAGTCCGACGTCGAGGTGCCAGGGCCCGACACCAGGCCGCCACCGGCGAACTTCTTGATGCCACCCAAGAGCGCCATCACGGCGGCGACCATGGCGGCCATCGCGGCAATGGCCAGCCCCGGGCCGACGATGGGGATCGAGGCTTGCGAAGCCGCCGCCCCAGCTCCCGCCTTGGCCGCATCCATCGACACTTCCGCCGTGGTCTGGGCCGATTTCTGCGCGAGCGTGGTTGCGCTGGCGGCGGCATCGGCCACTTGTTCCTGCTGGATGAAACCGAGCTTGAGCGCCAGCATCCGCGTCTGCATGGCGATCCACTGCTGGAACGGCTGGATCACGATCTGCTGCAGGAAAGCATCGGCCACCTGCTGGAAGATGCTCGCCAAGGCACTGCGCCAGGTCTGCGCGCCGGTGATCATGCTGCTCAGCGCACCGCCGAAACTCTCGCCGATGCGGTTCCACAGCGGGGCCATTTCATCGACGGTGAGCCGGGTGCGCTCCAGCTCGTTGCGCCACGCCTGCACGCGAAGCACCGCATCCGGACCGATGGCCTGCGCGGCTTGCTGCATGGTCGGCAACAGGCGCTCCATCTCGGTGGCCGATTGCTGTTGCAAGGCCACGATCTGCTGACGCGCCTGTGCTTCGGTCAGCAGCCCAGCCTGCTGCTGGATCTGGATCGCCTCCTGCGCATTGCGCAGACGCTCGGTGACTTGCCGCCATTGGGCTTCGAGCGCCGCCAGATTGGCCTGTGCGGCTTTGACGTTGATCAGCCGGTCGACGAGTGACACACCGTCGCCGTCGCTTTCTGCCGCCAGTCGTGCCCGAAGATCCCGGTAGCTGCGCGCAATCGCCGCCTGCCGGTCGGCATCGGTTGCGGTGCCGGTGATCTGGGCCAATTCCTCACGCGCTGCTGCCCGCGCATCGGCCAGTTCGCGCTCGGCCTGCGCGGCCTTGCGCGCATTGGCCTGCTCGATGTCGGCGCGGCGGTTGTTGAGCGTGATCAGGTCGGCTTCCGCCTTGGCGACCTCGGCTTTGGCCTTGATTCGCTCGTTCTCTGACTTGCCAGTGCTGGCGACTTGCTGACTGCGAGCCAGCTCCTGCTGCTTGCGCGCAATCTCGGCATCGATCTCGCGCTGCTCCAGCGCGGTTTTCTGCGCGTAGTAGCTGCGCACCGAGACCAGACGATCCTCGAGCGCGGCATCCAGCGCGGTCTGCTCGCGTTGCAGGTTGTCCTTGAGTAAGGCGAGTTCTGCGTCCAGCCTCGCTTTGAGCAGCGCAGTTTGCGCCGCTGTGGTGTCCTGTGCGGGCTTGGGTTTGGCCATGCGCTGGAGCAGCGTCGGATCAGCCTGGATCTTGGGCGCCTTGACCTCGATGGGCTTGGGGTCGAACAGGCTGTCGCGGAAGGACGCCAGTTCATCCAGCCGTTTGACCAGAGTGCCTTTGAGGTCGGCCATGATGGCCTTGGCCCCTTCGGTGTTCCCCTTGAGCGCCTCGACCGCCGCCGCCACACCGGCACCAATGGCTTCGCCCAAGGCGACGAAGGCCTTGCCGACGGTGGCGGCACCGAGCGCCAGGGTCTTGAGCACCAACACCACACCATCCAGAATCGCGCGCAGCGTGCCGCCTTGCTTGGCCGACTCGACCATGCCCAGCGCCATCTCATTGAGCGCGGGCAAGAAGGCCGTCATCACTTGCGTGCCGATGCTGGTGGTGGCCAGTTTCAGCTTGTCGAGCGCATCGTTGAAGTTGCCCGCCTGCGCCGCAGTCTCACTACTCATCTGCACGCCAAGCGCCTGCATCTCAGCGGCGAGCTCATTGATGCCGTCTCGCCCCTGATTCAGAAACGGAATCAGCTCGGCGCCGGCCTTGCCGAAGATTTGCACCGCCAACGCCGATTTCTCAGCACCATCCGGCATCGCCTTGAATCGGTCAGCCAGATCGAGTAGCACCTGATCGGTGGCGCGCAGCGTGCCATCCTGATTCTTGAACTCGACCCCCACCGCCCTGAAGGTCTGCGCCGCATCTTCGCCGCCGGTGGCGGCATCGACCATCGTGGTAGAGAGCTTGCGCAGACCCTTTTCGAAGGCTTCGCTCGACACCCCGGCCTGTTGGGCAGCCGGGTTCCAAAGCGACAGCGTTTCGACGCTGATGCCCACGCGCTGGGACATCTTGGAGAGCTCGTCTCCGGCATCGATGCTGGACTTGACGAGTGCAGCCATACCCGCCAGCGAAACACCCACACCGAGGTTGGCCAGCACGCCGTTGACGCTCTTGGCGGTGTCGGTGAGGCCGCCCAGCCCGCGCTTGATCGAGTCGAAAGCGGTCTTGGTCTGGTCGACGGCACTGATCAGGATTTGCGCGCGGTTGTTCATCCGGTGGTCTCGATCTTGGGGGGCTGCGACGATTCAGGGGCTGGCGTCTTGCCCGAATGACTGCAGGTAAATAAAATGACTGCACTGAAGCATGAGATGCGAGGTGACATCATGGCCACCCTGACCGTTCGCAATCTGCCCGACGAGGTGCATCGCGCCTTGCGCCTGCGCGCAGCCCAGCACGGGCGCAGCACGGAGGCGGAGGTGCGCGCCTTGCTGGAAGAAGCCGTCAAGCCACAGGGCCGACTGAAGCTGGGCTCGATGCTGGCCGACATCGGCCGCAAGGTGAAACTCACCGATGCGGAAGTGGCGCTGATCAATCAGCGCGACACCGCGGCCCCCAGGGCGCTGGATCTGGAATGATCCTGATCGACACCAATGTGATTTCCGAGCCGCTGCGCGCCGCACCCGATGCGCGTGTGGTCGCCTGGCTCGATGCGCAGCCCGCCGAGACCCTGTTTCTGTGCGTGGTCACGGTGGCCGAGCTGCGCCTTGGCGTGGCACGGTTGCCCGCCGGGCGTCGCCGCAACGGTCTGATCGAGCAGTTGGAGCGTCAGGTGCTCCCGGCCTTTGCGGGTCGGATACTCCCGTTCGATCTGGCGGCAACCCAAGCCTATGCCGAGGCGATGGCCAAGGCGCAAGCGGCTGGTTTAGCCGTAGGCATGGCCGACGGCTTCATCGCCGCGATTGCGCTTGCCAACCACATGAGCGTGGCGAGCCGTGACACCTCTCCCTTCGCGGCGATGGGGGTTGCGGTCGTCAACCCTTGGGCAGAAGGCTGAAGACATGGCCCGCGTCAGCAATGAGAAGAAGAACCTCAACCGCTTGGCCGGGGAATTCCTCGTCGCATCGCGCCTGACTCAACGCGGCTACATGGTGACCCTGCAGTGGGGCACCACCATCGGCTACGACATCCTGGTGTTCGACAAGGGCGGGAACGTGGCCTTTCTCGAAGTGAAGTCCTCGGCGCAGTACGCCCGCCGCTGGATCCTCCAGAAAAAGTACGCCGAGCCCGATGCCGAGGCGATCCCGCTCGACCGTCGCTTCATCTGCTGTGTGGACCTGGCCGTGCCACAGGGTGAGCCGCGGGTCTATGTGCTACCGGCTGCCGTAGTGGCTCAGGGACTTCACTATTACTTCAGCAGCCAATTTCCGAACAGCGACAGCTACCACCTTTCGCTCGACTTCAAACCGCAAGGCCGCACCAAAGAGGATGGGGTACAGACGGTGGGCGAGTTTATCGACGCCGAGCGCTATGTCGACGCCTACTCGATCCTCGGCATCGATCCGGTCACCGCTTGAGGGAGTCCATGCAAACGCAGAACCCGCCTACCAAGAAAACGCGCGTGGATGGTCAGGTGACGGGTCTGGCCGGGGAGCTCTTCGTCGCCGGCGAACTCCTGAAACGTGGCCTGCAGACCTCCATCACCTTCGGCAATGCCAAGGCCATCGATATCTTCGCGCATAGCGAGCGCTCAGGCGTGACCTATACCGTGCAGGTGAAAGCCTTGCGCCAGCGCAACTATTTCCCGATCAAGCGTTCCGCGATCGAACCTCATCACGTCTACGTGTTTGTCATTCTCAACAAGCCGGGTGATGCGGTGGACTACTTCATCGTCGATGGTGCAGCGTTGAGCCAGGCAGAAGGGGATCTCGGTCGATACCTTGATGACCCAAAGTTCCCCGGTATCGGCTGGCGCGCGCTCGAACCCTTCCGGAACAACTGGCAACACTTCAAGTAATCGAGCCCGCACGCCCCAACTCCCGCTCGATCGCCCGCGCCAAGGCAGGCAGCGCGCGTTGCACGCCGCCAGCCAGATTCAGTCGTCGTTTGAGATCGACGCGCTTGACCAGCACGGCAATGGGAATCTCCTGGCCGCGCCTGATCTGCTTTACGCCCGTCCTGGCACGCTCAGCGCGCTTGAAGCGGGCAAGCTGGCTGCTGTTCTCGGCGATGTTTTCTGCCATCAAGAGCACGCGACCGTTCTTCTCGATGAAGAAGGCATTGCCTGAGCGCATCAGGCCGTCGATGACCGCTTTGAAGCGCTTGGGGCCGATGCGTCCGGGCAGCAGCGGGATCAGCAGGTTGCCGCTCACCGTGCCACCGCCTTGATGGATACCCAGCCACGGGATCTTGCTGCCCACCCACAGCGCGGGCAGTTGTTCAGGCTTCTTGTCGAACACCTTCACGCCCATCGAGGAGATGAAGCTGTTGCGCTTGATCGTGAAGGCGTTTCGCATCTCGGCACGCGCCGCGTCACGCACCTCGCGCCCGCCCGATTGCATGCCCTTGGCGACGGCGTTGTGGATGGCGCGACGCCGCTCGGAGCTCCACGCCGCCAACTGGCGCGGGTCCAGCAGGCCGGTGGTGGTGAGCGAGAGGCGCATGGGTCAGTCCTTGAGCAGATCGCGTTGCAGTTGTTCGATGCCACGCTTCTCGCCCTGGGCGGCCACCGCATGAATGCCGAGCAGCTGAGCCAGTTGCTGCCGTTCGATTTGTCCGTCGGCCTCCAGAAAGGCCCGCACCTGCGTGAGCGTGTAAGCCATCACGTCGCCAAGGCGATGTCCGGCGCGGATCAGGCGGGCGACGGTGCTGTCCCAAGCGTGCGGATCAACGGGGCCAGCTGGTCTGCCGAGCGGGTGATGCCCGGCACCACCCGGTGCACGAAAAAATCCGCGTTCACCTCGAACACGGCGGCGGCCAGTTGCACGGCGTCGTCCAGCGACAGGTCGTCGATCCATGCCCGCTCGCGCCGGGTGGTGAGCGCGAGCAGTTCCAGCACGCCGTTGCCGTGGGTGGCCAGCAAGGCCAGCCAGTCGGGTTCGGCGCTGATGGCGTCGGCAAAGGGCTGCACCACGGCCAAGATGCGCGGCAGCTCGCCCAGACGCACGGGCGTCAATTCCAGTGCGCCGCAGGAAAGCTGCACCACTACGGGCGCAGGCGGGAAGGTTTGGAAGTCAGCCATCGCCTGCTTCCTCACAGCAGCACCAGACGGCCGAATTGGCCGAGATCGCCGCCGACCGGCTTGGTCAAATCCGCCAGCACCTGCCCCGACAACTCGAACTTCAGCAGTTCGTCGGTGATGATCGACAGTTCCTTGGCCGGGTTGATGGCCACGCGGTAGAGGTCGATCACCACCTCGCGGTTGCCGTCGGCGGTGTTGAGCCCCTCGAAGCGAATCCAGCGCTCGGGCAGTGGCTGGGTGAACATCGCCGTGCTCTGCGCCGCGCCATAGGCGTAATCGACGGTGAACGGCTCGGTGTACGGGCCGCCGGACGTGGCATCCAGCACCACCAGCGAGCCATGCTTGGCATTGACGCTGTACTGGCTGGCCGGAAGCGTCTTGGGTGGGACATCCGAGTCCTGCACCTGCACGGCGGACACGTTCTGCATCGCCAGCGGGTACAGACTGCCCGGCGTGATCGGGTTGGGCAGCAGCTCGCCGGTCACCGTGCCGGGGGTGATCGTGGTCGTGGTGCCGTAGAGCGCGAGCGCCAGGTTGGTGGCGATCAGTTCTTCCAGCGTGCAGGCGAACTCGCCTTTCTTGGTCTTGATGAGCTGCAGGTCGGTCAGGCGCTGGCCCGACTGCGCTTCCTGGTGCTCGATGGTGTCCACCGACAGCGACACCTTCAGCTCGGGCACGTTGCCGACGAAGGTGAGGCCTGCCGGGTTGCCGAGGGCATCGCGTGCGCCGATGTAGACGCGGCCTTGTCCGGAAAAGTAAGCCATGTTCAGTCTCCTTGGGTGGCTGCAGTTGTGGAAACACCGGACGCGGCATCACGGCGGGTGGGTTTGGCATCGGTGATGGGTGCGGTGGGCGCGGTTGTGGCCTTGGCCACGCCCTGCGTGATCAGCCAGCTGGCGCTGGCCTCATTCAGATCCAGGCGATCACCCACAACGAGGCGCTGGCCGGCGTGCGTATGGGGTTTCAGCAGTTCGATGGAGAGGGTTTGCATAAGGCGTTCATCCTGTTTGGGTGAGGTCGATGGCATGAGTGCGGTAGCGGATTTCGTAGCGGGCAGGCAGCAGCACGGCCCCGGCATCGGCGTCGTCGGACTCCCAGTCGCAGTCGATCTCGCGCACGGCAATCGCCAGACCGCCCAGATTCGGATCCGTGAGCAGGGCCGCATGGGCCGCCACCAGCGTCCGGTCGGTCACGTCGAAGGCATCCGCACCGCGTGCCACCACGGCCAGCCGGAGAATCAACAGCCGGTCGACCAGGTGATTGGCGTGGGCGGTGATGCTGTCGCCCTCATTGATGAGCAACAGCGCCGGACTGGCCTCGCGGGTGACCGGCACGGCTGGCATGCGCAGCACCGGTATCGGGGCAATCGCAGATGCCAGGCGCGTGACGATCTCCCGCAAGACGCGCTCGCGGACGGAGTTCATGTCGGTAACCTCAAAGTTGGGAGAGCCAGGCGCGGCGCTCGCTGCCGTCGCCGATGGCGCGCACGTCGCGCACCTGATAGGTATTGCCCGCCACCTCGACCGAGTCCCCGACTGCCAGCGTCAGCCACGCTGCCGGATAGTCGATCTGGTAGTCGCGTGACAGCGCAAAGCCATCGAGCACGGTTTCATCCGGGGCGCGGAAGGCGCAGTGCACGGTGGTGCCTGCCACCGTGACGGCGGTCAGCAGCCCGGCATTGCGGGCCGCTTCGTACAGCGTTGCGACATCCATCAGGACGAGGTCAGCTTGATCAGCACGCCCGGGCGGTGGCACATCGGCAGCGGGTTGCTCTGCGTGTGCAGATCGGTGCCCCGGTCGAACTTGCGCGCCTCCTGCTTGGCGTACAGCGGCTGCCCCAGCGTGTTCACCGTTTCATTGAAATCCGCCGGCGCGAAGTAGGTGGCGAAGGTGTCCACCGTGCCCAGCGGGAAGGCGTGGGCTTCCCCTGCGGCAATGAAGCGACGCGTGCCCAGCGTGCCGTCGGGCTTCACATAGGATGCCTGGCCCCGGTACTCCTCGAAGGTGACGCCGCTGTAGTTGAAGCCCGAGCGCATGTCGTTGATCAGCACAGCGCCCTGCTGCCAGTTCTGGTAGGCGGTCTTGACCTCCTTGTGGGTGGTCAGTGCCCGGAAGAACTCCGGCGAACACAGCACATGCACACCGGTCGAGAACTCGCCCGCAAGGCCATCCTCCATCAGTCCCAGCAACTCCAGACAGGCTTCCTTGAGCTTGCCGTTGTCGGTGGTGGTAGAGAACTCGAAGGGCACGCTTTGCGGCGTGATGTCGAACTCATCGAACAAATCGACGAGTTCACTACCATCGGCATCCAGAATCTTGCCCTTGAGCGCCCCCATGCGCAGATGCTCGAGCGTGATCGCGTGCTTGTTGCGCATGGTCTCCAGATGGCGGGCCATGACGCCGCCGATGGCTTCCATCTCGGTTTCGGAACCGAAGGCGCGCAGGCCTTGCACTTCCTCGGGCAGCACCACGTCGTCGTGCGGGATGTGCGGGATCACGAAGGAGCGCAGCTTGCGCTGGCCACGTTCTCCCACCGTGCCGGGTGAGCCGGGCGCGCGGGTGGGCAGCAGGTTCAGACGACCGGCGTACTGCTCGACGAGGATCTGCCGGGTGCGCACCGGCTTGGCCGGAAATAGATTGAGTTGCTCCAGCCGCCCGTAGCGGTTGGGAATGAGGTTGATGGCGGCGGTGAGGCTCGCCATCGAAAAGCCGGGGTTTTCAAACGGGTTCTGCATTGGGGGCTCCAGAAATGATCAAACCCGCCAGCGGCGGGTTTGCAGGGGCGTGAGATGAATCGCCGGGACGGCATCAGGCGCTGTCGCGCACCAGCACGCCAAGGGCGGTGAGTTGGGCAAGGGCAGTGGCCTGCTGCGCTGCGCTGATGCCGCTCGGCCAGACCAAGGCGCCGCGCGCGACGATGGCGTGGCGAGCGATCAGGATCGCGTCCTCGCGGTCGATCAGCGTTGCATCGACGTCATTGCCGAGCACGCCAACGGCGATTTCCGTGCCGTCCGTGGCACTCGGGTCGAGGGCCTTAAGCTTGGCGGTAGCCGTTTCGCGGCCCACCACGGTGCCCAGCGGCAGATTCTGCGCGGCAGCGACAGTGTCTTGGTCACGCGAGTAGAGATTCGGCGCTTCGTACTTCAGCAGGTCGCCGAGGTTCTTGGGTTGAGAGACCGTGGGCATCGCTTACTCCTTGGCGGTGAGTTTTTTGACGGCGGCCACCACCGGGCTGTCTTCAGGGCGCGTGGTGGTGCCGGTGTCGGTGGTGATGCGCGAGGTGATGTCGGGTTGGTCGGCACGGGCGTCGAGCAGGGCGCGGCGCACCTGCGCTTCCGAGAAGCCTGCGGCGAGGAATTCCGCCGTGCGATCCGACTGGCCCGCGATCAGGCACAGCTCTGCGATGGCTTGTGCTTGGGCCTGCGCCTGGCCGCGCCCGCTGGCGAAGGACTGCGCCAGAGCCGCGAGGGAAGCAGGCGTCTGTTGCGGATCGCCATCAGGCTGCGGCTGATCGCCCTGCGGGGTGGTTTCGGTCGGATCAAGTCCGTTGTCTTCGTGCTCGTCTTGGGGATCGGTCATGGTGTGCTCCAGGGTGAACGGTTTGCTTCGGGGCGGGGTTGCGGACAACTGCGGGGCCAGTTTTCGTGGCGAGGCGCGGGCCACGGCGGCCTGCGCCAGCCGCTGCTTGGCCGCCAACGCATCCGTGAACTCGGCCAGCACCGCATCCAACGGCATCACGGCGTCGGCGAGGCCTGCTGCCACCGCCTGTTCGCCGTAAAACACACCTGCCTCGGTGGCGCGCACGGCGTCCGGGTCGAGGCCGCGCATCTGCGCAACCTGCTCGATGAAGAGGTCGTAGAGCCGATCGACCTCGGCCTGCAACGCGGTGGTGGCCTGGGGGCTGAGGGGCTCGTGCGGGGAGAAATCGTTCTTATGGCTGCCCGCGAAGATGGCGGTGTAGTTCAGGCCGTCTTTGGCGTCCTTCACCGACTGGTCGACGTGCAGCGCGATCACGCCAATCGAGCCGACGCCAGCGGTCTGCGACAGCGTCAGGCGCTGGCAGGCCGCCGCGATGGCATAAGCCGCCGAGTACGCGGCATCGTTGGCATGTGCCCAGATCGGCTTGATCTGGCTGGCGGCGCGGATGCGCTCGGCCAGTTCGAACACACCCGAGGCCTCGCCGCCGGGCGAATCCAGATCGAGCAGGATGCCCGCCACCTGTGGGTCGGCCAGCGCGGCGTCCAGTCGGGCTTCGATCTCGCCGTAGGACATGAGGCCAGAGGCGGCTTCGATGCCCATCGAACGTCTGACCAGCGTGCCGACCACCGGGATGACGGCAATGCCCGCCTGAGCCGAGGTGGCGGTCTGGCGCGGCAGGGGCATGGCCATGTCCAGATCGGGCAAGCCGAGGCTCTGTAAACCAAGACGCGAGCCCAGCACCGAGAGAATCACGTCGAGTTTGGGACGCGCAATGAGCAGCGGCGTCCCAACGATGCGGGACGCCAGATGAAGGAGTGGCATGTCAGAGGTCCTGTGGGGCTTGCGGCACAGCCACCGTGGCGGCCGCATTCATGGGAGCGCCCGATGCCGATGGTTGGGCCGCTTTGTCGTGGCGCGGGTCGGAGTCGAAGACCAGTCCGAGCGCATCGGCGCGTTGGTTGTCGGCGGCGATCTCGCGGTCGATGTCCTCGGCGTCGTAGCCGAAGGCCGAGATCGCTTCCGAGCGAGACAGCAGCCCGGCGCGAATCGCGGTCAGCATCGCGTCGAATTCCTTCTTGGGATCGACCCACTGCCAACCCTGCGGAATCCATTTGGCCGCGAAGTAGTCGCGCTTCTTCTCGGTGAACTGCGGCAGCGCCAGCGCGCCTTCCAAGACGGCTTGTTCCATCCACGCCCGCCAGATCGGGCGGCACAGCTGGTGGACGATCACGCCGTGCTGGATGGCCTCACAGCGGCGACGAAACTCCAGCAGCCCGGCCCGGATCGACGAGTAGTTCACTTGCGTCAGGTCGCCGGTCAGCATCTCGTAGGTGATGCCCATCGCCGCGGCCACCGCCCGAAACTGCATGCGCAGGAACTCGGCGTAGCTCGCGCCAACGTCGGCAGGCTGACTGAACTTCACGTCCTCACCGGGCTCCAGGATCTGCAGCGTGCCCGGCTCGAGCCCGGCCAATGCCGCACCGCTGGCATCCGGCAAGCCTTCACCCATCAGGTTGTCCTCGGGCGAGAGGCGCGTGATGAAGCCCGCAAACATCGCGGCGGTTTTCTTGCGCACGAGCTCGGCGTCGTCGTACTGGTCGAGTTCGTTGAGCTTGACCAGTGCGCGCGCCAGCCACGGTTCGCCCCGGATCTGTCCGGGCCGCAAGGGGCGAAACAGGTGAATGATCTCGCTGGCCGGGACACGCACCGTGTCGAGGCCACCCACCACGCCACCCGTGCCCGACATCGGGGCCAGCGAGCCATCACCCGGATGCGAGCGATACAGGTGGTAAGCCACTCGCCGTCCGAGCTTGTCGAATTCGATGCCCGCACGGATCACATTTCCCGAAGCCAATTCCTGATTCAGCGTGGCGGGCAGGTGTTCGGGTTCGAGCAACTGCAACTGCAGACCCACCGGCAGGCCATCCTCCGGGCGGCGATAGCGCAGCCGCAGCAGACACTCGCCGCCTTCGAGCATGGCGCGACAGGCCAAGGCCTGCAGTCCGTAGAAATCGGTCAGTCCTGCCGCGTCGGCTTCCTCGCACCAGTCCCACCACAGGCTGTGAATCGCTTCGCGCAGGGCCTGATCGGTCAGCATGCTCTGCGGCTTGATGCCGGTGCCGATGGCGTTCGCGACAAAGGCCTCGACGCCTGCCGCTGCCCAGGCATTGCGCCGTACCAGATCGCGGCTCTTGGCGCGTAATTCGTTCTGGGTGAACGCCAGCGCGGCGACCGCACCGGGGTTGCCGACCTGCCAGGCCATCGCCCGGCGGCCGCCGCCAATGCCGTCGTAGAGCGGTGTGCCGCCCAAGAGTCCCATCGCCAGTCTGCGACGTGCGTGCTTGAACCACGCCATGTCAGAACCCTTTGCCGGTGGTGACCCGGATCTGGCGTGGCGCCCCCGGCCACAGGCCGGTGTCCACCGCCTGCTCGAAGAGGTCGCGCTTGACCGCTGCGATTGCAGCCTGGAGTTCATCGACGCTGCGGTACTCGACGGTCTTGTCGCCAAAAGTCACGCGCTTTTCGCCCTTGACCAGCGCCGCTTCCAGTGCGTCGAGGTGTGCTTGTGTGTAGGCCATCAGCGGTACACCGTGAGGTTGATTTCGGAGGAGTCGTCGAACGAGGCGGCCGTGGTGGCGCAACTGATGTCGACGTACTGGGCGGTCTTCTGGTCGGTGCTGGATCGCACAATGGCAATGCGCTGCGTGCCGCTGTTGGTGCTGCTGCGGGCGAGTGCCGTCCAGCAGTAGTTGGCATCCGGCATGGGGGTGGCGAAGGTCACGCGGTAGCGGCCCGCTGCTGTGCGGGTCACGCTGGCCACGTTGTGCGACGCGCGCACGACGATCTGGTTGCCGACGTAGCCGAAACACACCCACGCGCGGGCCAGGCCGGGGTGGGTGGCGTCGATCTTGGTCTTGACTTCAAAACCGATGCGCGCCGCCAGGGCGGCGATGCCGGACGCGAGGCTCATCAGACCAGCGCGCCTTCGAACACGGCGACGAAGTCGGTGTCGGTGTCGCCGACATCGCTGGCCGCGACCGCGCCGATGTTGTTGCGCGCCTGCGCCTGCTCCGGGGCCGTCAATGCCTGCGCGGCATCAAAACG